GATGGAAACATAATACACCTACCTTCAATAGCTTTATAATGTGTTTCTCTATATAATCTTTGAGGTAACTTATGTGCTTTTTGCCTAGGTCTAAACATTGCAGCTGATGCTCTTGGGTCATCTATTTTTAAATCTCCGCAATTTTTAGGTGCTTTAATATAATAAACACCAGACCACAAAGAGTTAGGATGTTGGTGTGCTCTATTCATTCCTCCTGGTGGATTAATATTAGCCCACATATTACCTAAAAAAGGTTCACTTTCATAATGCTCTTGCTGATATACTGTTCTCTGACATTCATATAACATAGCAACTAGTTTTTTAAATTGTGGTAATTCATGCATGTTAGTAGTTGAATGCCAACCTTGTACATTAGTTCTAACAATACCTTTATCTTGTTTAGACCAAGCTATAATATCTCTTTCTAGTTCTTGATTAAGGGTAGGATGTTTTATATCTGCAATATATATAGGTGTTGGAAAATGTAATTCTCTAATCATTTAAAAGGTGTGCCCCCAAACCACATAACCAAAGATTTTCTATTACCTCGTATTACAGGTTTAACTCTGTGTCTAATGAACGATGCGAAAAATATAGCATGCCCCTGTTTTATCTTTGCAATTTTACCTTCAGTCATTAATTCTAAGTCACCACCTTCAAACTCTGATTCTGGTGATAGTAAACAAGTCATTGATATTTTTCTAACTGGTGGTTCGTGCTGACAATTGACATCATTGTCTACATGCCAATCATAGAAACCGCCCTCTGGATATTCTGTGTATTGTGCCATCTCGTTTATACACATTCCATCAAAACCAAAATGATTACCATTTGTAGTTTTCATAATACGTTCAATATCTTTATACATATAAGACATTTTTTTAAATGGTATCCAGCTGATGTGTGATGTTCTTGTTTTAGTATCATAGACTCCACCCTTAATACCCTTAGAGTTTCCAACCTCTGCTTTTTTTCTAGGCTCATTTCTTCCTGCGTTTATAATCATCTGACATTGTTTAGGTGTAAATATTGGTGTTGTTGTTTCTACAATGTAAGATTTCCATCTTGGTTCTGTAATCATACCGCACCTCTATTTTTTATAGGATCAAATTGGACATCACAATTTGCAGCAAGAGTTCTTCTAGTTTCATCTGTTCCATTAAATGGATATACACAGTGTCTCATGTCATATGGAAAGATGTAAAAATCTCTGAGATCCATAGGTGGTTGGTAATCTATCTTTGCAAACTGACCATTAGCTGCACCTAATATTTGCAGTCTACCATTCTGTTGCACTTGTTCTGCAGAATATTCTTTACCATATGTTGATGGTAATTTTAAAATCATTACACTAGATAGTCCAGTAAAGAGCATACCTCTGTGTATATGTGCAGGATTATATTCATGTTGTTTCATTTCGTTAACCCAAATAGAATTAAGATGTAGATCATAGTCTCGTATTTTATTAAAAGATAAATAATGTTTAAACATATCAATAAAATAACTTGTTATATTTTTTGGCAACATATTATGATTTTTCATCTTTGTTTGATCTGCTCCATGATAAAATAATGAATGCTCATTTTCTATTTTACCAACTAATTGTTGGTTAGCTTTATATAAATTGTTAAAATTAGTTTCATATATATGATTAATAGAATTAAAAATATCTAAAGGCACTTGATACTTTAAAACAGATTGACCTAAAAATATAAAATCAAAATTAACCTTTTGGCTTGTCATTGTCTATTAGTTGCTCCGCCTCTTTATAACTACTTTCTAATTCACCAGATTTTTTTATTCTTTGTAATGATTGTAATTGTCCCATTACATTAAATATTTCAGCTTCACTAGAATTAGCATTTAATGTTTTTGCTTTTTCATGATACTGTAATCCATAAGATTCTAATTGATGAACATTAACATCTTTATCGTTAAACGATCCATCATTAAATTCTTTTTTTAGTTTAGACCACATTTTAATCTCACGCATTCTGTGTCTTGCAACTTTCTCCATAGATGCTTTACCAAATCTAGCTTCATCTAAATCTATTTTGTATTTAGTTAATTTGTAATCATCATGCTCCTTATCTATCTTTTCTTCTAACCATTTAATCTTTGCATCATTTCTCCTATAGTCAAATGATAATGCCATTAAATTATCAAGATAACTAGACTGTTCTCTTACACACTGCCAATACTTTGCAGCTTTAGTAGGATATCTATTGTCTTGAAGCACAGAAAATCTAGCTTCTGTCTCTGTTCTAAACATTTGTTTTTTAGTCCAAGTATCTCTTAACTCATCAACCATACCTTTAAATGCAGATAAGTCTTCTTTTTCTAACAAATTATTTAGATGTATTTCTTCTTTTTGTATTATATCTTTTACATCTTTTTTCATATTATACCTTTTGTATTAATTGTTTAATATCTTGTTGTAGTTTCCTACTCACAGAATTTGCATGATTAATTACTGCAGCACACAAATTTCCATGGTAAGGATAACCTTTTAATGCTTCTCTAATTTTACCTACGGGTTTACCACCATAGTCAATTACAATAGCATTATCTTTATTAAGGCCAATTTTTAATTCAAATAATATACCAGTATATTTATCTAAATTATTTTTTTCCGACATCTCTACCTCCATCAGAATTTACAGGTGTAAGAACTGATAGAGAGTTCATTAATTTAACAACTTCACCATATGGTCTTGTCATTAGATATCTCATAATATCCATTAATTGTTCTGAACTTATGAGATATGTTCTTGATGTTGCTTGCGGTGTCTTTGGTTTTTCTTCTGCCATTATTCCTCCTATTAAAATGGTATATCGTCTTCATTAGGATAGAATTTATCTATCACTTTTAATTTATCTAATGCACATCCTATTGTTTCTAATTGTCTATCTATCTCTTCAACAAACTGTGGATGCTCACCAATACCTACAGCTTTATGTAGGTATACTTCTATTGTAGCTTTAGCCACATCTACTTCTGCCTCATACTTTTTTTTTAAGGCACTCATAAATATATCTCTCATTACTCTGCTCCTTTAAATTGGTAGTATTTATTTTCTATTAATTCCTCATCATCAAGATAAGGATTAGTTTTTGCTGCCAAAGATTCTCTGGCATCTCGTATGGTTTGATTTAACGTTCTACCTTGACGCAAACAACCTGCAACGAAATCCTCTACTTCTATTATAGCTTGTTTAACTTGACCCATTGTTGACCTCCTGTATTAATCTATTTAAATACCAGTGTGCCTTTTGTAAATCTTCTAAAGGTTCACCTTTAAATTTATATCTAGAAACATATTTTAATATATTACCTTTTAGATATCCATGATATTCATCTGCAGTCATGCAATCACTAATAATATCAATGGTTTCTTTCTTACCATGTAAATAATGTGCTGGTGCGTTGACACTATCATATGCTATCTCGTTTTCATATGAGATATCATGACCATGATCTATAACTTTTTTATATACTCTTTTATCTTTTACCATATTCTCTCCTAATAGTTTTAATATCAATTGTTTCTATATTATAATTACCATCTTTAACTTCTCTTTTAAGTATAAGACCACTCCACCACATGTG